CATTATTACCCGCCAACCTGTCCAACGGTCCAAAACAGGTGTTCACAGCGAGGTAGGTGTAGTTTTGTTTACAGAGAAGAAGCGCAGGGAGAATTTTACGTAGCGGCGTGGAGTTTTTCGACCTGAGTTATTTCTCGTTTTCATTCTTCCTGATATGTCGCGTCAGAAAGGGTGGTGTTACACTCGATTTGATATAGAGAATATTCCGGTATACAATGAGCACGAGGAGAGCTATCATATATTCGGTCGAGAACGGTGTCCCTCGACTGGTCGAATCCATTATCAGGGCTTCATCTATTTCAAACAACGCAAGAGGCTTACCCAACTTAAGAAGGTAGGATATACGGGCCATTTCGAGGCGATGCGTGGTTCTCCTCAACAGGCTTCTGAATATTGTAAAAAGGATTCTGACTATACCGAATTTGGCCAACTTCCGGTGGTTTCATCAGGTGGTTCGGTATTTGCTGATGCACTTGCTAAAGCTAAAGCAGGTGATTTTGATTCCATTGAGGAGAACCATCCAGGTGTGTTTCTACGATATCGTGGAACTTTATTATCATGTTTTAAATACAACGTGGTGGAACTTTTAAATTCATGTGGAGTGTGGATTTGTGGTCCGCCCCGTTCAGGAAAGGATTATTCGGTACGTAAATTGTCTTCTTTATATATTAAACCGCTAAACAAATGGTGGGACGGGTATATGAATGAGGATAATGTACTGATTTCTGATGTGGATGTGAGTCATGGTAACTGGTTAGGTTACTTCTTAAAAATTTGGATGGACCGTTATGCTTTTATAGGAGAAATTAAGGGTGGTAGTATCAAAATACGACCCAAGAAAGTGTTTGTTACATCGAATTTTTTAATTGAAGATGTATTTGTGAATGAGCAGGTGTGTGCTGCTGTTAAAGCCAGATGTAATATTTATAACTTGTTTGAACATGTTGTGACGAGACGGGTAGATATAAACCCGAGTGATGACCTATTTAAATTATTAGAGGAAAACGGAGATGTTGTTCAGACGTCGACTCGGGCTCCGCTATCGGAGGTACAGGCGGAAGTCGTGGCCGGCCCGTCGGGCCATGTACCGCCGAAGAAGAAGTGCAAAGTTGCGGAAGTCTTCTCGGATTCGGAGGATTTCGAATGATTATACAAAAGAGACGTTTAGCGATGTAACCATGTATGTTTTGTTACCTGACAAGGTAAAGCCGGAGAGACCATCGTCGACATCATTTGAGATGTTTACATCGGCAATCGGGACTGACTCGATGAATAGCGATCGGTTTGGTTTTTTATGTACTGTTTATAAGTATGTGAAGTTTAACTCTTTCGTATGGCACGTAACATGTGATCCTATTACAGCTGTTTCTGGTGCGTTTGCTGTTGAAAAGACTGTTGTAAAAGGAACTGTTTCCGGTTTGAATGAGTTTTTCAAAAATGAAGACTTCTATGTATCCTGGGACCTGAATTTTGCGTATGATGCTTCCAAAGCTATCACAGTTAAAGATCTTACTGGTATTCATGCAAAAAAAACCCGTATAGGGGGACACAAGCCTGCTATTTTTAAATGGAAGGTACCGCAGAAACTTCGTGAATATGTTTTGTGTTCGGAGGTTCCGGATGCTCGATCTGGGAATGTCCCGATTGGGTCTTTCTTCAATAATCTGTTGGAGAGAAAAAATATTAATGTACCTAATTACTTTATTGGTTGTGGGACTGAAATTATGAGAAAACTACCAAATTTTAATAATATGTTCGACGATGTTCGTTTTGTATTACGTGTAAATTGTTTTGTAAATTGTACATTTCATGGTGCTGTTATTTTGAAACAATAATAAATCTACCCTTTGCGGTAAGTTAAAAAATATGTATATTCTTTGTCTTATTTATAAGCGGTTGGCGGTC